CCAGACCTACATCTAGAGTTTGCGCCGTGGGAACTTACGGTCGATCCTGATGTATTTTATCTTAATGCTGGCGACACGCATCCTGATGTTCAACTTCGGGATGCTTTTCATTTTCAGTTTAAGGATAAAATCTTTTTCATTAAAGGCAATCACGACTATTATGGCAACTCGTTTCGGGATGCTGATTTAGATTTTCCAGAATCATTCGATATTGAGGGCATTAAGATCGCTGGTGCCACTCTTTGGACCGATATCTCTCCTGTTCGCTGGTGGGATTTCAAGGAGTACATGATGGACAATCGTTATATCAAAGGCATGAACTATGACCGATATATGAAGGCTCACGAAACACACAAGCATTACCTGTTCAATTCGGGCGCTGATATCTGGGTCATTCATCACCTGCCGTCATATCAGTCGGTTCATGAGGACTATCGCAATTCTGGTGGCAACGATTTCTTCGCAACTGAATTGTCGGAATGGATTCTAGACATGGCAAAGCCGCCTAAGTTGATCGTTCATGGTCATACTCATAAGCGGTGTGATTATATGATTGGTCCAACTCGCGTGATTTGTCATCCGCGTGGATACCCGAATGAGAATGTATGGTTTCAAGACTATCAACCGTTGATTGTGGAGATATAAATGAAGATCGTGATCTACTCAAAGCCCAACTGCCCTTGGTGTGTGAAGGCTAAGGAACTGTTGAACAAACTCCATTTGAGTTATGACGAGTTTATTGTTGAAGTTGACTACACACGGGATGAACTTCGGGAACTTATTGGTGATCATCTGCCGCTAACTGTTCCGCAAATCTTCATTAACAACAGGCGTATCGGCGGTTATGAAGATTTAGTAGAATGGTGTGATAATCATGGAATGGGTCATGCCTAATGAGTTAAATAAAAAAGTTGGCGATGCAACTGATAAGTTTTTGGATCGCCGTGCATTGATTTTCATCGAAGAAGCCATTGCTCATTATAATGGAAGACACGGTGTAAAAAAGACTAGACAATACCTACAGTATATGCTAGACTATCTTGAAGAGTTTGAAACAGAGGAAAAAGACGATGTATAATGTGACTTTACAGAACCATGTTGCTTTGAACCACGAACAGGCAGGTAGTCTTGTTGCTCAGGTTCTAAAGGAAGACTTTGAGTTTATCTCTAAGGAAGTTGCCGAGCTTATTCACAAGCGCGATAAGTTGGAACGCCATCAAATGGAAGACCTTTCCAATAATGTTGAAATGCGAGATGCTATGAAGTCGCTGCTGCGTTATTATCTCACACATAATGATTACACCGAGTTCATGGAACTCCAGAGGGTGTATGGCAATGTTGAATAAGGCCGAACTCAAGGAACATCTTTCCAGACATGTTGCTGAAATCACTTTCAATAAGGTTGATGGTTCAGTCCGAAAGATGAATTGTACGCTAATGACAGATCATCTTCCTCATGTCATTTCTGAGGAACAGGCCGCTCATGTGCCGCGAGTCCAGACAGACGAGGTTTTGGCCGTCTGGGATCTTGATAAGCAGGGTTGGCGGTCATTCCGTATCGACTCAATCATAAATGTTAACTATATAGGAGTGAATAGAGTATAATGCCACATCCACATAAGAACCGCCCGCGTAAGGGCCGCCGTAAGATTGGTAGTGCCAAGCGAAAGGCGCGCAATAAGAGGAAGTAACACATGGGTAAAAAGAGCAGGGCTGATCGCCGTCATCACCATGAGCGTATGATTGATAAGGTCAAGAAGTTTCGTTTCGTACAACCAGAGTTTTACAATGGCGACGAAACACTGAGACAGAAGCACATACGCCAAATGGCTGAGACGCGCCATCCCTGCTCTTGCCATATGTGCGGCAATCCTCGAAAACATTGGAAAGAGAAAACAATACAAGAAAAGAGATTTGATAGTGAGTGCCGATAACGGAATTTATATTTTAACAACTGCTGGCCCAGAATACCGAGTTGCGTATCTCATGGCTATTGACAACATTTATGGGAACTTTTCCGATGAGTCATATCAGTGGCAAGGCGACCCTGATGTGATATACAGTTATTTCCATGATGCGAAATTGTTTTCCAATTTAGAGGAAGCACTTGACTTTGCGGCCGTTTTGTCGTATGATTATGACTATCTTGAAGACGGGATATGCGTCATTTCCGATTTCAAGGATTGGGATTTTAACAAGTTAAAGGAAAGTTATGGCAAAGAAGCAAAAGGCAATTCGCGGTAAGTTTGCCGATGAAAAGTATCTCGGCACTGAACCCGATCTTCGCGGTGATGTTACAAATGCTCAAGTCATAAATGCTTATAACTGGTACAACTATTTTTATGATGCTGATCAGGCTAAGGCTTGGATCGTTGAATACTTGAAGGAATTTTATAAAACAGAAAAGGAACTAATCAAAAATGCCAACAGAATTGATTCTATTCATTGCCGTACTAGCGGTTGGACTTGTCGTATTCTACTTATCGGTGGCGCGCTCCCGCAAGAACTCCAAGACAGAAATCTTGCCCGAATCAAAGCCCTTGCCGACGCCGCAGCCAGAGCCAGCACCGACTCCAGCTCCAGTAGCAGCGAAGGCGCCAGCAAAGAAGAAGGCAGCACCGAAAAAGAAGTCAAGCAAGTAATCTCTATTCAGGAGCGCGTGACTAATCGCGCTAATGATTTGATTGCCGATATCGAAGGTCACTTGGACAACTTCTACCGCGATGGTACTATGTTCAAGCCGGTCGATTGGCTGGCTCAACAAGATGTTAAGCCGATGATCGCTCAAAAGATCGCGGATCACTACAAGCCTCTTTATGCTGAAATCTTTGACGCTCTCAACGGCAAGGACGATCAGCTTAAGGAGGCTTATTCTTCCTGGAAGAAACCGAAGTTGAAGGCTTACATGGAATTTGTTAGGTCTATCATCTCGGCTGCTGAAACTCGCGCAACGATTGTTAAAGCAACTCGTAAGCCGCGTAAGAAGAAAGAGAAGCCAGCATCGGCTCTCGTATCTAAACTCAAGTATAAGGTAAAAGATGACACACTCAAGTTGGACTCAATCGATCCGAAGCAGATCATCGGATGCAATCAACTCTGGATCTTCAATACTAAGTATCGAACCCTTGGCGTCTATAATGCTATGGGTCCTGCTGGTCTGTCTGTCAAAGGTAGCTCTATTGTAGGCTATGACGAAAAGACATCCATTGTTAAGAAACTGCGGAAGCCGACTGAACAACTGAACAAGTTGATGCAGGGTGGTAAGATTGTTCTGCGAAAGTTTATGGAAGATATCAAATGCAAGTCCAAGGAAGCAACTGGTCGTATAAATAATGAGGTAGTGCTTCTAAGGATTATCAAATGACGAATGTATTCAAGTTCCCAGAACATAAGATCGTAAGAGAAATACCTATTAATAATGATGAAGTGGAAAGAGCAAAAGAAAAAGGCAAGCAAAACTATGCCGAAGAAATCATAGTTGATCTGGCCGAAAATCTATTGGGTGCTCTTGATAGTTATGGACTAGACCAAGACTCCAAACATTTCGACAAAGACTTTTCTTTCGCAATGGAAGCTTTCCGTGCCCTGATCTACAGAACCCTATCAATAAACCATCACCTACACAACTTCATAGATACCAGCGTTTCGATCCTTAAGAAAGACGAAAATGGAAACATGATAATCGAAAGCCCAGAAGAAATGGAAGAGATTATTATTTCCGAAATCGATACATATATCTCGGATGATAAACCGTTTGACTTTAAAGAATGATTGCTATATAATACATAGCATAACTGAGGAATATTATGGCAATCTTGATTGACCTAAACCAGGTGTTAATCTCTAATCTAATGCAGCAGATTAATTCCAATCCAAAGGTAAAGTTGGATGAAAACCTAATCCGTCATATGGTTCTAAACAGCCTTCGCTCCTATGTGAAGCAGTTTAAGCAGAAGTATGGCGAGGTCATTGTCGCATGTGATAGCAAGCGGTCTTGGCGTAGAGACTATTTCCCGTTCTATAAGTCTAATCGCAGAAAGGCCAGAGACGAATCTGGCTTTGATTGGAATCTCATTTTCGATACTCTCGGCAAGATCCGTGAAGAGTTGAAAGAAAACTTCCCGTACAAGGTCATTGAAGTTGAAGGCGCTGAGGCTGACGATATCATCGGAGTCTTGGCCGCGCGTAAGGCACCGCATGAGGAAGTTCTTATTCTCTCTTCGGACAAGGACTTTGTCCAACTCCAGAAGTATGCGAATGTAATCCAGTATAGCCCGATTATGAAGCGATTTGTGAAGACTGATAATCCTCACAAGTTTGTCAAGGAGCATATTCTCAAGGGAGATCGAGGCGACGGCATTCCTAATTTTCTGTCTGCTGATAATGTTTTCGCTCTTGGCGAACGACAAAAGACGATAAATAGTAAGAAGCTTAATGAATGGTTGAGCAAGAGTCCAGAAGAGTTTTGCGTCAATGATGTGATGCTTCGTGGCTATAAGAGAAATCAAATGCTGGTCGATTTGGAATTTACTCCAAAGAACATTCAGGAAAACATCATTCACGAATATGACAATGTGATCGTTCCTAATCGCCAAAAGCTTCTGAACTATTTTATCGAAAAGAAGCTAAAGAATTTGTTTGAAGTGATACAGGAGTTTTGATGAAGAATTTATATGAGGTCTTTGAAGAGTTTGAGAACGCTCCAAAGAGAGAAGACAAGATTAACATTCTACGAAACAATAAGTCTTATGCCTTAGAATGTGTGTTGCGTGGTGCGTTTCATCCAAACGTTCGTTATGTTATAGATGAGATTCCTACCTATAGGAAATCCGATTCTCCTGCAGGTCTAGGATATACAAGCATTCACCAAGAGTTGGGTCGAGTATATCTATTCGAAGAGAATAATCCTAGAACTTCACCCGACCTAACTCTTGATAGAAAGAAGGTCATTCTAGCGCAAATGCTGGAATCGATGGAAGAAAAAGAATCTGCTGTATTTGCAGGAATGATTATGAAGAGATTGCCTGTGAAGGGTCTTACATACAAGTTGACACAAGAAGCCTTCCCAGGATTACTACCCGATGTGCCTTGATAATAATTCGTTATGCTATTTTTTAGAGAGGAAAAATGGCAAGAAAGCGCAGAACGAAACTACAAAAGGTTATGGAAGAAAAGTGTGAACTCACTTACGAAACAACTATTGAGGACTGCCAGTCATGGTTCAATGTCCTTAACAGGGAACTATTTGATAACTCCCTCCCTCCACTGGATGAGATTGAT